CCGGCGCCTGGAATCGTTAACCCATCCGCAATGGATCGAGGCCATGGCTGTATTAATTAAAGGAAAAAAATTTTTTAGATGGCACGACAGCGGCGACCTTCAGGGCGCCTGGCACCTGGTCAATATATTCGAAGTCTGCAAGCTCACACCAGGGACCATGCACTGGCTACCAACTCAGGAGCGCCAATTTTTACCGCTTCCAGGTTCAAGCATACCTAAAAATTTATTAATAAGATTAAGCAATGCAAAGAATGATACAAAGCCCGGCAGAGCCTGGGACCATTGGTCAACCGTAGTAACAACGCCGCGCGCTGGTCACGTGTGCCCGGCGCCCGAACAGGGCAACACTTGCGGCAGCTGCCGCGCATGCTGGAGCAAAGATGTCAAAGAAGTACAATATAAAATCCACTAAAATTATGAATAGATATGAAGCCTGGCGCAGGGCTCAAGGCTACAGGCCTCCAAGCAAGTTAGAAGCAATTCACAAGCCTACAAGCCCTCAAGCAAAGATGTCAAAGAAGTCCAATATAAAATCCACTAGAATAAAAAAATTTCATGATGAATGGTGCAGGGCTAATGGCTACAAGCTCTCAAGCACAGTCACACAAGGTCCCAAGCCACAAGCTAAGGGTTCAAGCTTCAAGCCTAAGTCTACAAGCTCCAGGATCCGGGAACCCGGATAGAGGCGAAAGGCCCCAAGCTCCAGGGCACAAGCAACCAGAATAAAAGTATTTTTTTTGTGTGTAGTATGAAAAGATATCTGGTGAGGAGAGAACCTCACTTTCATGGATTTTAAGGTAGGAGTTGTCTTTAATTCAAGAGTGAAAAAGTTCCCACTAGGAGGGTAGCCCAAAAGATCAGGAGTGCCGAATAAAGCCCAATTTTCCAGCCGTGTCCACTTAATTCTCTTAGACTCATTTTTTAGTTTTCTCCAAAGTTGTCGCTCGGTTATGAGAGGTCTAACCACTACATTACCAATTTATAATTTACCGATGATTTTGCCAATATTATGGACAGGTTTTTTGCATCTAAAAACTAGTCTGTGGGTCTCGCTGTCACCGAAGATTCGATTCTCAAGCAGCAAAACCTGTGTCATATCGTATATCTCACCGTTTGGTAATTCCACTTGGACTCTCGCGTTCTGAGCAACTTCAGCCTTCATAAACTTCTTCATGACCTGATCTAGAATCTTTCCTGTAATTGCCATTCTGTTGCGCTTATAAAATAAGTATTATATATTGTCAAATATTATGGCTAAATCTGGACCAGAAAAACATCTAACGAGCCAGCAAATAAAATTTGCTCAACTCCTAGTCTACGGAGTAGAAGGAAACGCTCTAAGCAAAACGGAAGCAGCAAAGCTCGCAGGATTTGCAGACCCACAACCATATGGGTCTCGCTTAACTAACCCTACGGAATATCCACTGGTATGCGCGCACATCAGCAATCTCAGGGACGAAGTAAGACAGAAATATGGCATCACTTTTGAGAGACATTTAGAAGAACTTGGAAACATTAGGGACAGGGCCAAAAAAGACAATAGGAATCTAGCAGCTGCTGCCACTACTGAAATAGCTAGAGGCAAGGTAGCTGGATATTATATTGATCAAAAGATTATTAGACACGGGAAGATTGACGACCTCAATCTCGATCAACTCTATGAAAGAATGAGAACAATCAAAGAGAAGAACGAGAAAGTTTTAGAAGCTAAAAAGCTTTTGAATTCTACTGAGGAATCAGAGTCAGAAGATAAAACATCGCAACAAAAAAAATTACCATTGCCACAACAAAGATCTGATCCGGATTCCACATCTTAACTATCTTTTCTTTTTCTTTTTAGATTTAGCTTTTTTCTTCTTACCTTTTTTCTTTTTTTTCTTTGGCATATTGTTATATTTCTCCTTCAATACGTTATACTTTTCTTCACTTATCCAGTCAAGATCTCCCCACGCATCATCATACATTCAGTTTTTCCATCCTTGTAATACATTTAATCGGAAATACATTTCTATCAGAGAACACCTCATCCTTCGCGTCATAACTTGCAAACGTCCATAAAAACTTTTTAGTCCTTTTATACACATACGCAAACGATATCATCTTAGAGCATTCAAACTTATCAAACTCGTCAGCCGTGGCATGGCCTCCATCAGCTGTGATATCCAGCCACGAAATCTTATAGAAGTAATACTTCTTCTTATTAATCTTAACATGTTTGTATTTCGATTTTTTTCTAAACATTTTGATACCATGAGGGTATTGTATACCTCCTCCCACCTAAAACCTTTTTTACACCGTGCCCATTGCTTTTGCCGCTGTCAAATACTATACAGCTTAAAGCCTTCATTTTAAACACTTCCTCTGTACCATCCTCGTTTTTAAAAAACAATTCCCCTCCAGTATAATTATCATTAAGATAAACCAAGGAAGAATAATCCATTGTATCATTGTTTTCTAGCTGTCTATCTACATGTAGAGGCATAAAGTGCCCTTCTAACCACCGGCACATTCTCATTGATTGCCATTGCTTGGTTTTAGTAACAAAATGGTGGTCGATGAACATTATATTTTTATGTGCATAGTAATTTAAAAGATTTCTTATTTGAGGATCTGGAATATTATTAAAATGAATATTTCTATCCTTATGAAAAGCCCTCCCATCATCACATAAATGGTCATTTTCATCAAAGAACTTCATCAGACTAACAGCATCATCTGGATGGACGAAGTTATCTATGAATACTCTGGTTGGCATCTATCTGTATACCCCTCCCCCTATAAAATAGTAAATGAAAATAGTGAATCATGTGCGCGCGCCCCTTAAGTTGTTGGTATTGCTAGCTTATTGACGATAATTGAACTTTTGCTTAAATAAGTGTTGATTATCAACCTTCATTTTCAAATTGTACCTTTTGTACCCTATTGTACCTTTGCAAAAGGTACAAAAATGAACGAATAAGTGTTGGTATATAACAATTCTAGACTTTGTACCCATTGTACCCACCTTTAAAAAAAAATAAAAAAAATTTTTTTATTTCATTGAAAACACTGTATACAAGGGTACAATGCAATTAATGGCTAATTTCCTTGCTAATATCCTCATTTTTGTCGCTTTCCTTATTTTCGTCGTGGGTACAATTCCTATAATACTCATCCACTTTACGAAGGAATGCGTGTTGGTAGCCGACAAATTCCTTGTCCGTAACCTCAAACTTCTGAAAAAATTTATCTTTAGAACACATTAGAATGATTCCAGACTGTATTTTGGTCTGATAAACATAATTGTGGGCCATTGCATAGGCTCCTAATTGAATGAAATAGTCTTCTATCCATTCTCTCCTTTTGGGCTTGTTGGTTTGTTTAAAGTCTATTATACTTTCACGCCCGTTGTAGATTCCTACAACATCCGTGGCCCCTGCATAAAGGTCCGGATAATACAATGTCACTTCACTCCCCCAAATTTCTTCCAGGTCCCCGAGCCCTGATTCAATAATCTTTTGCGCCATGGGTTCCGCCTCCTTCCCAACAGAAGTCAGGTCCTTGTGCCCTGTTCCCCGGACATAGGCCTCCAGATACGTATGCATAGCGGTGCCTCTAAGGGCTGCCACATCTCGTACTCGATCGGCTGCCTGAGCCCCGAGCCTTGCTTTCCAGTTCGCTAGACTTGCTTTCTTCTCTTCCGACTGGGTTGCGGAGATAATAGTCGTGACGCTCGGTAGCTTGGTCTCCTTAATGTCATAGTGCCGTTTGCCTTCAATCAGGGATCGTTGCGACTTCGGGTAGATAAATTTTTTATTCCACTTGATCGGTGCCCGGTCTTCCCTCATTTTTCCCATGATGCATATGCCTGTCATTTTTCGGAGTACTCCTCTTTAATTAATTTTTCTGATGGATGGTAGACTTCAACGTGGCAGTGGCACTTGGGACACGACAGGTTGGTGACGATGTCATAATCCCCGTTCCCTTCTTCAATATCATGGTCTCCGCCCCAAATAAGTTCTTTCTTGCAGTGCCAACAGTTCATTTAATATCCTTAAGACTGTCTCCAAATTTTCCCATCCAGGCAAAGTCGCCGTGATGAGCGGTCATGGATTCGGTGTTGGCGTAGAGCTTGGAGCCATTAGCTCTGGCGAGCTTGCAAAAGGAAACGTCTTCCCCGAAGGTATAGCCGTCTTCAAAAGCGAAATCAAAGAAGTTATAATAGAAGCTGTGGCTCTTCTGCGTTTGAACCAGAGCCTCGTTGGCTCGGTTCTTAATTTTCAAATCTGGACGATTTTTTATAATTTTTTCAAAGACTCTTCGATGGATGAGCATGAGCCCCGTGGGGCCTGCTTCAATTTCAACAAGTCCTCCGGGTAGAATCGGGACCGCTTTCGGATCCGGTAATTTAACCGTATAGGTATGCTTATTAAGATCGGGGTTCTTGGCTCGATAGGGGGTGCAGACAATATC